AGTGGTGATTGGTCACAGGCTCACGTGAACGCATTGCAATTATGGCGATTTGCTAATGAGTGGGCATTACGAGCGCAACATGGTACATTACCAGATGAATTGAAGGGCAGTAGATTATTTGGTGATAATGTCATTGCTGATGGTCATGTAAAAGAAAGCCATGATTTACCACGTGGTAGTTCAATATATGACCCTAATGCAAATACTGGAAGTGGTATTCAAAGTACACCAGAAAGTGTACCAATGAGTATTTTCAATAGTGATGGTTACCGAATGCATTTTGGATGGAAAGTAACACCTACTTTTCATATGCAATTTAATAGTGCAGGACAACCTGCAGTTAAGCATAATAACGGAGACGTTGCAAACAAACGAATACCATTACTAAATGTTCCTTTTGAGCAGATTCAATCGGTTTTTCCAGATATGAAAAGTATGAGCAACACACACCCATCTGCACCAAGCGCACAAGATGTACCTGAAACACAAAAGTTTGATGAATCTGGTCAAAGTTATACATTTAATCTTAGTGAGGATGAAATTATAGTAAGTGACCTTGTAAAATCATTAACAAATCCAGATGTATTAAAAGAGGATGGACAGTTTATTCCAATCAAAGCAGCGCATCGTATTTTCAGATTAGATAATTTATCAAACCTGCGTGGGTTTAGTGGGGATTGGGTTGTATCGTGTTGGTGGAAAGGTAAGCGAGTTATTATACACAAAAAGGATGATTCAGTGTATGCTCAATATGCAGATGGTAGTGAATGCAAACTATCAAAAGATGGAAAGAAAGCATTATTGGAATCTAATGATGATGATTTTGTTTTAGATGCAATCATATCTAAAAAGAAACGTATTGATGTTATTGATTTATTGGAGCATGATGGAGAAGAACTATACAATGAACCATTGAAAAATAGAATACGAAAATTACGTTCAATATTTGACAGCACTGAAAGTGTACGATTCCCTGCACCATTCAATACTCGTAGAACTGATGATGAAGGATTAGAACAATCAATTGATAATCTTGATGAAAAATGTGATGGTTACTTATTACGAGATGGTGATTCAACATATATGAAAGGTGAATCAAGGCATCCTAAGTGGGTATTATATCGCAAACTTAAGGAAATAGATGCAATTATTCTTGGTAAGCGTGGTAAAGGACCATACACATATCGTATTGGTATTGGCCCTATCAATCCTAATAAATCAGATTCTTTAGGTAATCGTGCTATTGAACGTGATGGTAAATGGTTCATGGATATTGGGTCATTAGTACGTGAGCGTAAAGCGTTTGATGAAGGTGATTATGTACAAGTTCGTATATCTAGTGTAGCGCATCGTAAGCGTAAAGGAGAAGATATCTATACTGTCCAACCAACACGTATTGTTGGTCAATCTGAAACTAATGCTACTGATAGTGTAGATACATTATCGTTATTAGTTAAATCATATGAACCAATAATTATACCACATGATATTGATATAACATATAATAAAATACATATTAATATACATGGATTAGATGATACAGTTATTTACAAACTAGACCAATATGATGGAAAATGGGCTATACATGAACCAATAAGTATTCTTGGTGATTTATCTGAAAGCGATTATGTGATTCATATATCAGAGAGCCTTCGGCCATTTTGGGAACCAGTTGCTGGTATTACTCTCAAAAGCCATAATAATAAATCAGATATTGTTGATGGTGAAGTAGAAGAAAGTGGTATGCATGAAGAAGGATTCAAAGTTAAAAAGCCTAAAAAGATTGATGATGAGCAAATACTAAAACCTAATATTGCTAAAACAATACTCGCTGCTTTGAATATGATTGATGATGGTTTTGTTAAAGAACGTATTACTTGGTCAGGTGCTAAAGGTTTAGGTATCGGCTTAGGTACACCAGATAGTGCGCCTCGTGGCCCTACAGAACTAACCGCTGACCAAAATACACTAGATTATGATATGAGGCCACGACCAGATGAAGAAATAGAGAAACCTAAGAATGGTAAAAAACCTCAAGGTTTTGCACAAAATATGACAATTCCATTAACTACTGAGGAAGATGAATTAGGGCAATTACAAGTATCTGAGGATGAAGCAATACTAGAAATCCAACCTGAGTAGTATTAGTTGTATTAAATGTAGTATTAATATACCATAACACACCCCGTCAATGCCGGTGGTAATCGCTGCAACTCAATCAGACCTGCAACCCTCTAGTGCAGTTTTGCTCAAATCAAGAGCAGTTGATGACCTCGTTATTGCCGGATATGCTAGTGTCGAACTCGTTGATAAACAGGGCGACCTCATTACCACAGGCGCACTCAATAAAGCATTCCAAAAATACATGGACAACTCAAAATGTAGAAATGTACAACTTGCACACTCCAACATACAAGTCGGAGAAGTCGTACCTCAACATACAGACACATCTGGGCGCGTGTGGAAATCAGAAGTTGATGACACAGGACTTTTTGTCGTCATTCAATTACGCTCAGATATCGAAAAAGCACGAGAAGTTGCTGCAGAGATTCGCAAAGGAAACCTTAAATCTTTCAGTATTGGAGGGCAAGCATTCCGTCGAGTGAATAAATCAACGGGTGAAAGAGGTTCATACAGAGAAATACAAGATATGGAATTACATGAAGTAACAATTTGTGAAAAAGGAATTAATACAGAATCAACATTTAGGATATTAAAAGAGGATAAAAACATGACTGAAGAAGAACAAGTAGTTACGCAACTACATAGTGTATTGGAACGATTATCAAAGCGACTTGATGATTCAGAAGGAACCGAGAATGTGGATAAAGGCAAACCACCTTGGCTTGATGACGACAAGAAAGACGATGATAAAGACGACAAGAAAGACGACAAGAAAGACGATGATAAAGACGATGATGACACCAAGAAGTCAGAATACGTAGATGAAATCTCTCTTGATTATCTTAACTGGATGGAAGATACATTGAAAGGTGCTGGGTTAGATACAGGCGCAATTCGTAATCATTTCAGTAAGGGATATGCACCGGGCGAAGATGGAGCATCTCACCGAGGCCAACCACCACTAGGTATTGTTGGCGAAGGTATTTCAGCACCAAAGGCTTCATTTGGCAGTGGTAAGCCAAAAGGCAACAAGTTTGCAATCAAGGCATCCCAAGATAATTGGGAACCTTCACGAGATGGCAACTTTGTTGTAAAAGAAAATGTTAGTTCATCACAATTAGAACAAGCATATGAAGTGTATAAGGCTGCAGCATTAGAGCAACAATTCAAAGGCGAACTAAATGATGTATTCGCACAGCGCCTTCATGGTGAACTGACACAAAAGGCTGAAATTGAAGCCGCTAATTCGTTTGATTCTCGTGGCCCAGTTGACCGTCTTGAAAAAGCAGTGCTGGAACTTGCTGAACGCATTGATGGTGTTACCAATGAAAATGGTGAAATCATCCAAAAATCGGCTAATGCACCACAACAAATTAACATTCCCTCAACAGAAGACCTAGCAAACATCAGTTGGGATGAGGTACATGGCCTTGCATCAAAGGCACTACAGGGAAGAGGTGAATAATTATGGCAAGAGATTACGTAAGAACAATTCAAGACATGGAACGCTATTATTATGGCGCGGGCAATATAACAGGATACTCATACAGCGGGGCAGACATTCTTAAAGCAGATGCACCACTATTGAGTAGTACTGCTGGAACATACCAAGCAATTTATGGCCGCAAAGTATGGTCACAATTGAATCAGGAGTTCAATGCATTCAGTATTCTACCTAAGAAACCTTGGGAGAAGTCGGGATGGCGTATCATTACTGCTAAGCCTTCATTCACAAAAGGTGGTGGACTTGCTGAAAATGCAACACTACCAGACACAACCAAACCAACATTCCTACACGTTGCAGCCAAGCCAAAGACTATTGGTCATTCGTTTGATATGAGTGAAGTAGCAATCTTCCTCGCTGACAAGGATGATGGTCTTGGCGACATTAGGCAGGTTCTCAAGGAGGAAATGGGTAAGCACCATGCAGACCACGTGAATCAGATGCTTACACAAGATGTAGATACACCTGCAGCAAATGATTTTGAATCACTTGACCGTCTAACTACAGACCCAGATACTCATACTGCTGGTAATGGTTATGTTAGCGCGGCTACAGACAACGATATGTATTCAATTACTCGTGATGGTTCTGCTGATTTCCACAGTGCAGAAACAAGTAGTAGTGGTACAAGTGGTACTAATCGAACCTTAAGCCTTGACCATCTTGATACCATCTTCCAACAAGTTTGGACTCGTGGTGGTAATCCAAAGGTTCTCTTCACTGGCTATGATACACTCATGCGCGTACAACAACTACTACAATCACAACAGCGATTTATGGAAACCAAGCG